TTGTCAGTCTTTTTAGCAAGAACTTTTGCAAGTTTTTTTAGATTGTCTGCAGATTTTTCTACCTGCTTTTTAGCCATTGATACTTCGTGATCACCCTTTTCGTAGTTCTTTGCTTCTTCCACTTTTTTCTTTCCTTGACAGTGTGCTCTTTGTGAAAAACCTTTTGGATTCTTGCAGTCGATAGACTTTTTATATTTCTCAGACCAACCTTCACTTACTGCTCCACCATCACCATTAGAACCATTGGACCCATTACCATTGGTTCCATTACCATTCTTTTTAGTTTCCGTACTTTCTTCAGACTTCTCTTCTTCTTTTTCTTTACGCAACCATCCACCCAGTCCTACACGATAACCGTTAGGAATCTTTTTACACTTCTTCTCATCGTAGCAGTAATAATAACCCTGCTTACACTTCTTCATTTACTTTTTTCTGGGTTATTATTATTTAGAAAACCTTGCTTGAGTAGTTTTTGCAACTCTGATGTTGAACCTACAAATACGGCATTATTTGTTACGGTGCTTGGTCCTTTATTACCAACATCTTCTTCAACATCTTTTAACTTCTTCTGTAAGTCAATTAACTTATCAGTAGTATCAGCAACACTCTTAATCAACTGACCAGCAACTTCATATGCTCTTGGACTTCCACCTTCACCAGCAAGTTCCATAATACCGTTTATTGCTTCTTGCCCTTTTTCAATCAATGAATACAAGTTTGCTCTTGTGTATTCATAGTCTTTTGAAATATCAGTCTTTTGTTCAGGTTTTTGAATACTCCTTGGAGATTCTTCCACCTCAACAATACTACTCTCAACATTCAGAGCGTTATCAATAGCATCAAATTCAGACATGAGTATTAAATATCAGTTTGTTGTGTAGGACTATAAGACTTGGAATCTCCTAGGTATTCCCAATTTTCGTTGAAACCAAAGTCGTCATCTGGTTCCACGAGAGCATCATCTTCAACAGTAAGTCTGTGAACAACAGCACTCTGCAAGTGCTCAACATTTGTTGTTCCCTGATAACCTCTTTGAACTGTTATATTTTGAGAGTCTGGGATAGAAGTCACCAACATTATTTCTTTGTCAATGATAATTCTATCGTTGACTGAGAACGGTGCAGAACCACCAACTTTCAACAGCAAACTCGAATCATTTAATGTTTCTGTGAGATATGAAGAGGCATCATTGTTATAATCTTGTTTTGCTTGTGGTGTAGCAGTATATCTCATCTCACGCTTAGCAGTCTTAGTATCAGTGCTGCTATACATATCAACTTGAACCTTCTTGATGAGACCTTCGGAACTATCTGCGATGGGACCAAACAGATATGTCTTCGCTGTAAAGCGTAAGGTGTAAATTAGTGATCTTCTTGTTGAGAAATCACCCTCATAGTCATCTTGGAAGTTTATACTGCTTAGAGTAATAGGAACGTCTCTCTTCTCTCCTATTGCATCTACTAAGTCAATAGTTAAGTTGAATGCTGGTTGGAAATATGGTAATATTTGCTCTACAATTTGCAATGCATCATCGTTCAGTTTACATAGTATGTTGAGTTCAAAGTCAATATTATATGGAACAGGCATGAAAACCTTTTTTGTAGTTCCACCATCACATACTTTGAATGTTTGAGTAATGCTAGACTTTCTGGTTGGGTCATATGATATACCTACCATCTCAAAAGACATTCTCGGTAGAGTAATCTGAACCGCTCTATTTAAATCTGACTGCTGTTCTAGTCTTGCCAAAAACTTTTGAACAGGACCATATGCTAGTGGAACTCTAATATCGCTGATAGAGTTTCCATTACCATCATTGTGACGGATATGAATTTGATTGAAAAGAGTGCCGAAAGATATAATAGTCTTTCGTATTATCTCGTGATAATAATAAGTTCCTAACATTAATAACTACCAAATGGGTTCGATTCTGTAAAATCTAGAATGAGATCTGCCTCAGTTTCAATTTCATCATTTTGAGTGTATTTATCATAAGTATCCATCTGGTCAAAAGTTTGTATCGAATACTGTGCCCCAGAGTCTTTTCCAGTAACGACTTCGCCAGGGAAGAAACCAAGTTGAGTTGAACCAATACTTACATTAGATATCTTGAGAATCTTAGTATCTTTATCCCATTCCTTGACTCTTGCCTCTGTTTTAGACCTAGAACCAATAACAATTTCATTGAACAGATATGTTCCAATACCTGTTAGCAGTGGTGGATCGGAAATAGTAACAGTTGCAGAAGTTGTGTATCCAAAACCAGGATTTGCAACGTATATAGAACTGATAATATCATCGCTACCACTCTTACCAACAGAAGCGATACCAACTGCGGTCTGACCAACTCCACTGATTTGAAGTTCGCCAGGTGCAGAAACTGTTACCGTTGGTGCTGTTGTATATCCAACTCCACCATCACTCATAATGAATCTTAGTACACCATTGTACGTTGTTTCGATAGAACAAGTTGCTGCTGCACCTGTTCCACCACCACCATATATCGAAATGGTTGGAGCAACAGTGTATCCAGCACCAGCATTTGTTAAGTATAGTGCTTTAACAGAACGAATACCTGCTATTGAAGATGTAATAGCAACAGCAGTTGCATTATCTCCTGGTTGTCCCGTTGGAGAAGTGCTAATAGCAACCAATGGGTCTGATGTGTATCCAGAACCATCGTTAGTTAAGAACAGTTGTCTAACATATCCAGTTCCAAGACTCAAACTTGCAGTTGCTGTTCTACCAACACCAATAAGTTGTAAAGTAGTGATATATCCTTCTTCTTCGACCTGAGTGTCGATCTCTTCAATAGTGGTATCGAGGATTTCATCCTCATATTCAAAGAGTTCACACTTGAGTTGGTATACGTAGTTTTTCCCTAACTGATAGAAGGGGTCTTCATGCTCTACAAACTTAACTTCAAATAATCTCTGACCTAATGGGAAGTAAACTAAGTCTCCCTCTCTTGGTCTTGTTGGAGATATCATCTCAGAGTCTTCTGTACCATCATCAATACCAGCCATGAATGGTGCGATGAAGTCTTCAAATCTTTCTTTTGATATGGTAATGGTTAGTTCATCCCTCAAACTCATACCAAACTTTGTTAGAACATCTCCCGCTCCGCCATAACCATCATATGTGTTTACATATGCTTCAATAGCAAAGTTATCATCAAACTTTGATGACTGAACCTCTTCTATAATAGTCTGTCTTCTTACAAACTTTCTTGGAATGTATGTGACTTCGAGTCCATACATCCGCATCTGTTCATTGACCAGATCTTGTATTAGACGCTGCTCACTAGCAGTACCTTGTAAGAAAAAGGGATTAAGTGCCATTATCCAATAAAGTCGTATGGTGGAAGTTCGTGCTCCATTGTCATCCTGGACTTGAGTTCTGCTAACTCTCTTTCAGCATCTTCATATATTTCTCTACCATTGAATTCGATACCGCCTGGTAGTTTCACTCCTCTAAACTTGATTAGGTTCTGACCCCACTGTCTCTTAATTAAAGCGGTCAGATATTTCTTCATGAAACTATCATTGTATATCTTGCTGAAATCTGATGGGTCTAATGCGCGATAGCAGTCAATAACTAAGAAGTTATCTACACTTTGAGAACCCCAATCGATGTCTAAGTATAGTCTATTTTGTCTCTTATTGAAACGAACCTGCTTATCAGTGGTAAGCAGATGATCAATGTCTTCAAGGTAACTCTTTACCATAGAGTATTGAAGAAGTTCAACAGAGTTGAAATAATATAAGTCGTTTAAGAATAACTGATATTTAATACTAAACATTCCACCAGAAATGGAACTCGTATCAAATCTGAATATTTTTTCAACGCCAATTACAGAATCTGGAACTTGAAGGTAATTGGAATTTTCGTAAAAATTGAATGATGTTGAACCGTATCCAGTAATGGTCGATGTTCCTGTCGTTGTGACGATACCTACGCCATTTGTACCAGATGCTTTTCCTCTATCAATATCATCTTGTGAGATTTTGTATTTAAGATACATTCTCTCAACACCATCATAATGTCTCTCTTGGAAATATTGAATGGCATCATCGACCAGATCGTCAATCTGGTCATCATCAACGTTGATTTCGAGTACTGGCGCACCCAAACGTCTTAGACAGTAATCAATCAATCCTTGTCTAGTTGATGGTTGCGCCATTTTTTACTCTTCCCCTAATTTTTCTTTCAAGTTAACATTCTCTTCTAATAATGCTTCAATTTGTTCCTTGTAGTCTTGAGACAAAGTTTGTAACTTCGCCTCCAAGAGAACATTTTGATTTGTCAATGATGCTAGTTTTGTATGATATAACTTAATTAAAACGTTAACGTCCACTTCACTTGTGTTTTCCATTCTTTAGAAAGTTCCTCCGTCCAGAGTTGTTGTCCAGGTTGGTTTATTAGTATATATCACGCTTGGAGTAGCGTTAACTTGGGAGTTTAGGTTTTGAACTGCACCACTGACACCTTCTTTTCTAAGGTTATCTGTGGAGTTGAAAGTTCCTTCCACACCAACCAGGTCAATACTGGTTCCACCCGTTACAACACTCTCGACAATACCATATGCACTAGTATTATCTTGTCTGACCAAATCGCCAACAGCAAGAGTAACTGCATTGTTTACTGACAGAGTAACTTTTGTCAGTGCAGTTAGTATCTGCTTAGATGTTTTTACCGAAGTGGCAACAGCATTTGTAGATCTTTGTAGACCTTGACTGTCAAAGTATACAACACCGCCTAGTTCATAGTCACCAGACTGGTAGTAAAGACCCTTTACATCAAGGAAACCTTTGGTTCCTGATACAACACTGTTTGTGATGCTAGCATCTGGAACATAAGTCCATCTTCTGCTATCATCAGCATGTGTGCCGTGGTTATCTGCATCAGCAGTGCTGTCTGCAATGGAACTGTCATCAAAACCGAAGAAACCAGTTACTTGGTTAGCGGTTCCAGTGGCAGTGTTATATGCAAACGATACACCTCTGTCTGTATTGGTATCGTATGCGTGAGTAATTGTCAGTTGAGTTGTTGTTGCAATACCAGAAACGGTAGCAGAATCAACTGTAATTACTTTTGTGCCAGTATTGTAAGCGGTAACTGTTGATACACCAGAAGCAGAAAGTGCTGCGTTACCACTAACAACGTCACCAGTGTTAATACCAACAACAGAGTCCAGTGTAATGGTGGTTGCGCCGCTAGTAACTGTTGCCATAACAGTTCTAACACTGGTTACATCGCCAACGTGAATGATAGGATCATTTACAGTTGCAGATGTTGAGTTGACCTGAGTTGTAGTACCATCAACTTGCAGGTTACCCTTGATGATAACTGTACCTTCATTACTCAGACCATCGGGATATGGGTCGATGTAAATGGTATCAGTACCATCATCGGTCGATGAAATTACATTATCTTCGATTTTGATAGAATCGAAAATTGAAGAACCAGAGACACTAATGCTTCCGCCAACGTTGAGGTTCTTTTCAATACCAACGCCACCTTCAACTATAAGTGCGCCAGTGTCTTTATCAGTAGACTCTGTAACAACGTTGATTCTGAAATCAGCACCAGTGTAAGTAAACTGGTCTACTCCATTCTCGTCATATTCAAATTTTGCATTCTTATCATCACCAAAGGTGAGGAAAGTATCGTCTGGAATCTGAACTTCGCCAGTTCCGTTTGGATCAAGTACAATATCTCCATCAGTATCTGTGGAGGAAATTGTATTAGTGTCGATTCTTAAATTATCGACGTTCCACTGGTCTACTTTAAGCGATTCAGCACCACCTAAACCAGAGTTTGTTGCTGGTGCCATGATGGCAACAACACCCTTGTCTTGGTTTCTGGTGTTGTGACTCGCCGCTGGAATAGTACCAGGGGTGTGCTCCATCATGGAGGTGTAGTAATGACCACCAATCGGATGTACGTTGGTGCCATCATCACCTAGGAATACTCTGTCTTTATATTGGTTTACGCCACCGTAACTACCGATACCAGTTACGTATGCTAATTCACCCCAATTTAGACTTCCAGGTTTACTAGTACCCGAGGATCTTTTAATCCTGATAATACTTGCCATGTCAGAAATTTCCTCCGTTGATGTCTAAATTCTG